CGCTTCTACCTTGTCATCGTTCAGACCCGTCAGGTTAGCGTCCATCTCATTGTTAGTGAGAGGCGAACCCTTACCTGCGCGTGTTGTAATCGTAGTCATGGTTAACCTCTTACTAAATTAGGATGCTGTAAGCGAAATTGTCCAGCTAACGGAAAGACTGTCGTCTGCAGATTTATTTACAACCGAAAAGGTCACACGACACAACATCGTGCCGCCAGATGCCGCGTTAAAGATACCTGCCTCTGTCACCGCACCAGTTGCATCACCGGCCTCGAAGCTAGACGTATAGGTGATTGTATTGGCAGATACCGTGTCAGAGTCTAGTGCTTCGCGTGAGCCAAGCTGTGAGCCGAGAGTGGTATCACCAGCCGCCGCCGCTGTAGAGCCAGAGCCAAGTGCCATGTGCGTCATAGCAGTTTCGTCGTTCTTCATGCGGTCGCAAATAAAGTTAAGGCCCGAATCGACGATAAGGTTCTTAACATTGCGCGTATCCTTGACGTTGCCATCTTTGTCCCGTAGAACCAGAGCCACGTCGCCTCTAAGTTTTAATCCATCGTTCATCATGTAAATGTCCTCGATGCGCCGACGTAGTCCTCGGCAAAGTAAGTGAAATCGCAGTAACCTTGACTGCGTAAACTACCAGAGTCAGCCGCAACCCCTGAGTCACTGCTGGCTTTAGTAAACTGTACAACTTGAGAGTCAATTATACCGCCATTATCGCTCAAGTTCTTGCCCGTGTTCAGAGTGTCGCTATCCGTTACTGACGGACTCTCTGCAAACGAACGGCTAAATGCTACGACCCTACTAAATGAGTCACTGGCACTTGGCCCTTCGGTCAATGGTTTAGTGACGTCAAATGATGGGTCATCGTTGGCCGCAGGCGTCTCTGTAAACGAGCGGACAAAGGTAACTGTCTTGGCAAAGCTATCTGTCAGTGTGCCGCCATCAGAACGAACCTTAACGAACTGTATTTCTTGGTCGTCCTCTGCGCTTGCCTCGCCATCTAAGTCATCAGTCACAAACGCTTGTTCGGTGAAGCTCATGCTGATATCAAACGTCTGACTGTCAGTCAGTGCAGGCGACTCGAATAGTCCCTTAGTAAGCGCCAAGGTGTCCGTGTCGGTCACGCCAAACGCATCGCTAAAGGGCTTTGTAACTAGCAGGGTGCTTAAGTCTATGCCGCCTAGTGCCTCGGTGAAGGGCTTTGTCAGCGTGTAAGCGTAGGCGTCAGATAGCGCAGAGTCTTCGGTGAGGTTGCGGCCATAGGTAATCAGTAGGCTAAATACATCCGTTATCTCGATAAGGTCTATCTGCGGCCCTTGGACATAGTCCTCTTCAAAGTAGGTAATGTCGCAATAGTTTTGGCCTTCAGTAGCGCCCGCCACCTTCGTGTAGGTGAATACGTGGCTATCTGTTGCGCCTGCCGCGTCAGTCTGTGGCTTTGTAATATCAAGCGTAGGGTCATCGCTGACACCAGCACTGTCAGACAGCGAGAAGAGACGGACAAAGAATGCCGCCTCTATCTTGGCTCGTAGCGCAATCGCAGATGCTGTGGCTTGTAGGTAGCTGACTGACTCTGCGGCTTTCAGGCTAGAGGCAGACACAGACGCACTAAGCGACTTGCCTACCGTGTTAGCTAGTAGACGCGCGGCGCTAAACGACCCTGATAAAAAACGCCGTACACTCACCCAAAGTCTTCTCTCAGGTAAAAGTCTACGATTTCGTAAACCGTCTCACGCGTTCCGCTACTAGCGACAACCTCGACCTCGCCCTCGTAGTAGCCCTCATCTAAATCTAGCTGACCTGCTGAGAATGCAAACAGCGCGATACCGTTGGTCTTATCGTCGTCACCGCTTTGGTTTGTTAGTGTGAATAGCACTGTGGTCGAACGCTTCTTTCTAAAGCGCATAACGACTGTCGCGCCCGTTAAGTCTTGAACAGCGCCTGTGTCGCTACGCGTGAGCGTTACCTTGACCTGCGGGCCAGTGTCACCCTGCACCAGATTGATTGCCATGATGTCCTCCTAAAAGCCTATTATCTCATACATCAATTGTGCCTAAGACATCAGGCTCGTTAGTTTCTGGATTTATGCACGAAGCCACCCAATACTCTTCGACTGATGTAGATTCGTCTGCGGCTATAGCATCTTCTGCGCCTTGCGCGGTTTCGTAGGTTCCAATGACCACATGCGAGCCGTCAGTTTGACTTGTGTACCCTGCAAGAATTGCCATGCTTCCTCACGTGTTCAATATGACTTGAGTTTGTAGTGCTGTAAGTTTGAGCGTGCCAGTAGACACATTGAGGTGATCAACCCTAAGCCTGTAATTTTCCTCTGTAGAGCTATTAGCTAGCGCCTGATTGATTGGCATTGTGTAACTAGTAGCAAGGCCAATAGCAGGTATCGGGTAAAATTGCTGACCGCTCGCATCTACTAACCAAGTGCCAGTGGACAGCCATCTGTCTTCATTGTAGTAAATCGTGCCTGACGTAAATGATGGCGTTCCAGAAGAGGCATTGCCATAAATTATACGAGTGCGGTCTGTCGTGCTTTGGTACTCTACGGCGGCAGGTGTCACTATAGTGCTTGGCGATGTTTGCGCGTTAGCAAGTCCGCCAAACGTGTCAATAACTGTGCTTTTGTTACCGCTGACCTCTACGTAGTGGAAGTATGGTGCAATAGAGCCTGACCCCTGAACTGTACCAATGCTAGTGCCAGAGCTAGTACCTGTGCTTTTTCTCTCAAATTGCAACCGCAACACGCAGTCGTTCAAATCTGCGCTTGGAGCATACTTAAATCGGCCAACCAAACTCGCGTACTTTTTGATCGCACTATCAGGTGCTGGCACTGTGAACTCGCAGGCCGTCGTCTTTGAGCTTGTGACCGTGTGCTGTGGGTAGATAAAGACGCCAAGGTTAAACACCTCAGAGATATCGCCCGATATCTTATTGGCCGTAATACTGTTGACCTGTATCTTATCGGCGTTGACAGAATTAGCGGCAAGCTCATCAGTGTTTATTGCGCCCGCCGCTATCTGGCCTGCCGTTATCGAGTTAGCTACTATAGATGCGGCTGGTAATGTTCCGGTTGAAACGTCGGCCCCATCAACCGCCTTTATCCACGCACTACCATCGTAGCGATACAGCTTGTTATCTGTTGTCAGATAAGCCATGTCACCTTCGGAGGCAGACGCAGGCAGTGTGCTAACCACCTGCACTGGCTGTATACCTGACGCAAACTCTGTCAAGCCAACAGCGCCATTGGCAATCTGCGCAGAGCCTACGCCGTCGTTTGCAATGATTAGCTGACCTGACCCGTCAACATCAAGGGTGACGCCGTCAATGTTGATGCGGTTAGCATTTAGTGTGCCTGCCGTAATGCTGTCAGCAGACAAGTTCGTTACTGTGATTGTCGAGGCGTCCAGCGTACCCGTCGTAATGTCCGATGCGCTCTGATTGCTGTTGAGCGTGTTTGATTCGCTAAGTGTTGTATTGCCAACTACTAGCGAGCCTTTAACCGTAAGTGTTGAGCCATCCCAAGTTAGATAATTGCCAGAAGAGCCGATGCTAAATTTGTATGCGGCTGATTCGTAGCCAAGGAAAAAGCCTGTGCCTGTGTTGAATGCAGTCTGCCCGCCCTTGATTACACCGCCAGAGCTAAGAGTGATGCCACCGCTAGTGATAGTTGTGCCAGCCTCTAAGCCTGTTTCTGCTTGGTCTTGTGCATCGCGGTTTTCTACATTGCCAAGTCCGACGTCGCTTGCAGTAGTGTTAGAGTTAATAGTATTTGATTCTGTCAGGTTGGTAGACCCAACAGTCACCGTCCCTCTAAACGTGCCATTGCTAAACTCGACATTGCCTGCTGTTGTGATTTCCCAGCCTGTAGTGCCTGCGACGTAGTTAGTGCTTTGCAGTACGTTGGCTAACTTAGTAACAGTGACGGCGTCGTCGCCAATCTCTGTCGTTGTCACAGCGCCTGCACCAATATCGGTCGTCGTTGCTACGACTGACGTAGCGTTAAAGCTGGCAGTGGCCGCTGACTTGTTGCCAGAAAAATCGACAGACTTAAGCCAAAAGTAACGCGTCACAGCGCCTGATAAGCCAGTGACTACATACTCTTCGCCATCAACTAAGGCGGTGGGTGACGCAGGTATTGAATCACTAGTGTTGACGTAAACCTCAACATGCTTGAAGTCTATGTCGCTAGGATTGTCCCACTCTGCTGTGATTGTCTGTATGCCGCCTGTAGCCGCGCCCCCTGTTGGTGCGCTTGGTGCGGTCGTGTCCCCATTTAGTGCTTGATTGCTTAAGGTCGTGCCTGTGCTAGTTACGCCGAGCAGGTTTTCTGCCTGTACACGGAAATCGTAATTAGAGGTGACGTCGAGTCCAGAGATAAGCACGTTAGGCTCGCGGCTCTGAACCTCAAAGTAATCAGTAGTGCCATTCTTGTTATAGCGTATTTTGTAGAACTCAATGAACGCGTCTGTTGGCGCTGTCCATGCCAACTGCACAGACGAGCTAACGCCGCCGTCAGGCCCGCGTAAACCAATCTCTGTAAGCGTAAGGCTGGTGACATTATCGACCGTTCTGCCGTCGTATAAGTCTAGTTCACCGCCAGATAAAAAGTCCTCTTCGTCTGAAGTTGTCCAGTCGTAGATAGCAGAAGCTGTCTCAATACAAACAAGATTGACTGCCAGCGCCTGACCATCGCCAATCGCTAATGAATAGTCGATGACCTCAAATACCTTAGAGCTATAGTTAAGTCGGTCGTTAGTGATCTGTATTGTGTCGCCGACTTTTACCTGCAAGCCCTTCAGGTTTACCGTCATTGTAATGACTACTTGCTGACGCGACTTAAGTAGTGCAATTTTAGCGAGTCGTTGTGCCTGTAGGTTATTGGTCACAAAAGGCAGAGGCATGTCTAGGTAAAGAGGGTCGCCGTCCTCTGTAGCGTAGCTAGAGCTAATCTGAGCAGGGTAATCTAGTACCTTGTAGTTTTTCTCCTCAGATACAAAGATGCCTTTGACGCCGTTGTAGATGCCCCTGCGCGACTGCTTGGTCTGCGTCTGTATCTCGCTGATAACATCTGCTTCTGTAAAGGTATGCGTCGGCGTTTTGTACTCTGCGCCGTCTACGAAATATTTGCCGCCCGAGTAAGTCAGCTTGCCGCCCATAGACGCCAGCAGTTGCTCGATGTTGGCTTTGATTTGATTTGCTGTGTCTATAACACCGTTACATTGGTAGCGGTCTTGTGTGCCACCAGCGTCTAACGATACCTGCTCATCGCAAAGGTCAGCCGCCGCGTTTAACGCAGTCGAGTCGATGTTTAAGTTGCTTTCACCCAGTCCATAGCTTTGATCTAGCATGTAGTCGCGCAAGCAAAGCGCAGGGTTTGTGCTGTAGGCGGTGACACTAGTGCGCGGGTCAAATACGCGCTTGCCCTTAACGACCGCTGTTATGTTGGGTACGCCCTGCGGAAACTTGTCCTGATTCCACTCTAGCTTAAATGCTATGTAGGCAATGCCACTTAGCTTGTGGTCTGCTGTCCACTCAGCAATCGGAGTCAGTAGGCTAGAGGCTGATTGCCCTGACGTGCCTAGCTTGGTGGTGTCCATTGTGACATATGTACCCCAGTCACTTTGGAAGCCACCAGAAGCAGTCCAAATTTTGTTGTCGTTGAACCACACTTCTTCATAGCTATTGATATGGTGCGTAGCAAATACGACAGCCAAGTGCAGATATTTATTGTCATCACCAGAGTGCGCGATGAAAACTACATTGCCGCCAACTCGCATTTTTCCGTAAATGATTTTGCGTGAGCCAGCAGGTTCGCGAGTTGTCTGCGTGATACCTCGCATCTGTGCGCCCATATTAGGCCTAGGTGCGAGCGCACGTGACACCATCGAAAGGCCAGCGCCTAATGCAAAATAACCTGCAAACGCCGCAAAGCCACCTGCGGCAAAACTAAAAAATGCAAAGCCTGCCGCCGATGCGCCTATCGCACTTGCTAATCCTGCAACTGCCGCAATAGCCATGTTCTTACCTCAGAACTAAAGAATAAACGCGCTCGATTTCTTCAAAGTTCAATCGCTCAAGAATTGCGTCGAAGGGTTGGTGCGCTTTTGTGTTGATATGTAGCTTAGTAATACTTTCTGCCGCGAGCGAGTCGATAGCGAACTTTATTAGCTTCACGCCTGTTAAGCCTTTGCGAGCGGCCTTCGTCAAAAAGATGATGTCATTGTTAGCAAAAAGGTGATCGCGGTAGTGCAGTGACTTACTCACAATGACAACAAAGTAACCCATTAGCTTATCGTCTTTGCGGGCCGTGTAGATTCGTAGAGCGTTTACGTTATCAAGTCGCGCGTAACCGTCCCAGTCGGGATTTAGTTTGATAATTTCTTTGTTAAGAGCTATCTCTTTCCAATGTTCCTCAAGCAATGGCTCTATCTCACGCCGTACCTTTGCCAAGTTTTCGATTGCAAAATCCATCGCCTATCTCCGACTCTAGTGTTCTTGTCGTGGGTTTGCTGGTGCGTCAGGATCGTCGCCATTCTGACCACCGCTCGCGCCCACGTAGTTGCGACCCCACACGATTTCCTTCTCAGCCATCTCAGCAACAAACTCAAGGCCTTTGTCATTCGGGTAATCAATTTTCTGGTCTTCGGCTGTGTAACGTCTTACGCGGGTGCGCTCAAACTCAATCAATCGATTCTCAACTGCTATCTGTATTGTGGCAGTCTCGGACGAGTCATTGATAACCATTGTGTCCATGAAGCCGCTGAAGATGACGACAGGGCTAGTGATAACGCCGTTGCTTGCGTCCATTGCGCCTAGCAATACCTTTAGCTCGCGGCCTTGATAATCTTCGTCACGCGCTTTTGCTAAAAGTGGATCAGTGATGCCTGACAGACTGACAGTAAGGCCGTTAGCCTGTAGCTCAGATGACTCTGCAATCTCGCCGATGGACAACAATGTGCCAGCACCGACGTAGTCAACACTGCTAACGGTCAGCGTACCGATGCCATTCCAAAGGTTCAGATTGCCGGAATCGAATGCACACTGGACGAGGACTATTGGGCGAACCAAGTCGGCGGTAACTGCCGTTTGCATCCCCGATGTCAATGACCTGCTCATATAGCCTCAACGCAAGCAAAAGTGAAACCGTACAAACTAGCCTGATTGATGCTCCATCCGATTTCATTAGAGGCAAGCCGCCACGTTCCTTTGGGTAGGGTAAAGTCGAGCGGGCTACTTGATGCCGCAACCCGAAGCGGTGGCATGATATCAATAGACGATGAACTATTTACTTCGGTGATAATGTAAAGCGCACTGCCTATTTCAAAGTAATCACCAGCAACAGCGCCAGTAAACGAGCCTGTGAGCGTAGTCGCGTTGATAGCGCCCGTGCCTGTCCCTGTGGCGGTTGTATTGTGCAAGGGGTTGCCAAGGGTAAAGGTGTTAGCTTGGCCCCTTAGACCCGCAAAGAACGCCTCTAACTGCTTGGCATCTGCGCGCTTCATAGGTGGCAATGTCACTTCTGCTTCCCATCTCACACCTTGATGCTGATAAACCTGCTGGTCATAGGTAAAAGGCGATTGACTGATTGCCGTTGCAGAGCGCAACCGCATAGTCATTGATTGTATGCCTACATTTGGAAACGCCGCCATTATGCACCCACCATTGCCTTGCTGAAGCCACCGCCTCGCATTCTAGCATCAGCGACTGCTGACTTGGCCGCATTGCTAATCTGTGGCAGTAAGTTAGCAATCTCAGCACGTACGGTTTGCTGTACGCCTGTGGTGATGTTTATGTGCTGTACTACGGTTACACCGCCGCCGCCGAGTGCGTTGTTTGGAATTATGGAGCCGTTACCTGCTGGCACCATAAGCTCAGGGCCGCGCTCACCTACTAGATAAGGTCTATTTCCTGTGACTGGGCCTCCTAACGCCCTTGGTGCTGGCGGGCCAAAACCGTCGCCGCCCATACGTGATGCATCTTGGCTTGGGTCAATCATTTTGACAATTGCGCCGAATGCCGCATCGACGATGTACTTCTGAATAAGCATTTGAATGAGGCTGTCGATGACTGACTTGGCCATAGACTTAATAGCATCGCTGAACTTGTGTGCGCCTGTAATTGCGGCAGTAAATGACTTACCTAGCCCGTCAATACCCTGACTAGCCAGCTTGACCAATCCAGTTTGTAAATCGTCGCCTTGCTTGCGTGCTTGCTCTAGGTTTTGCATAAAGGCTTGAAATGAAGAAGGCAATTGATTAGACATTTCATCGCCCATATCTGAGAGGTCTTGTGTATAACCTCTTGCCGCTTCCCTTAGAATTTCAAAAATCGGTATGGCATCTTCTGCAAACGTAAAGCGACCGAAACGATCCATTACGCGACCTGCCGCTTCTGCCGCTGATTTTTGCGCCTCTAAGTCAGCAATGATTTCTTGTATTCTGGCAATCTGTACATCGTAGGCACCACCACCCAAATCTTCGTTGAGTTTCTGCAAGTCTTTAAGTTGTTTTTGTTGTATCGCTAATTGCTCGTTAAAAAACTGTACGCTCTGCTGGCTTTCACTTCCAAACAGATCGTCGATGCCCTGTTTAAAATTATTGACAAAATTAGCAACGCTGACAAAACCATTGAGCAAGTCTTGAAGCGCTCGCAGTGCTGTCTCTGCACCATCTAAAAATTGACCTGCCAAAACTATTGCAAAGTTTTCAACAGAATCGTTTGCACTTTTAATGCCGTTTTTCACTTCGTTAGTAACCAAGTCAGCAAAAGCTGAAAGCGCAGGTGCAAGGGCGGCTACTGTTTGCTTGACGATTCCACCGAATAAAGACTGCATCCTAAACAGTGCGTCGTTTGCGTCTTCTACGCCTTTAGCCGCACTCGATGACATAACGACGCCAAGAGCGCGAGCTTCCCCCAGTAATTCAGTTAAACCAGTACGACCGAGCGCCAATGTGTTTACTAAGGCCGCACCCTCCGAATCGAATAGCTTAAATGCTATTTTAAGTGGGTTTACGCCTTTGTTTTTAGCTTCTTCAAACGCATCAGCGAGAGTAAGCATCTGCTCATCTAACGGAAGTTGCGATAGCTTTCTGGCGTCAACACCAAGTTCACGCAATGCACCCTTGGCCTCGCCTGTGCCAACTGCGGCCTCAGCCGTTCGACGGGTGAAGCGCTGAAGCGCCATATTCATCGTGTTGACTTCAACGCCCGTTAGTTGCCCCGCATATTGCAGGGCGCTTAAGGCTTCCGTCGTTGTCCCTATTTTGCCTGCTGTTTTGGCTAAAGAATCTGTCGCGGCAAGACTATTTTTGACAAGCAAGCCCAGACCGCCGACACCGACAGCACCGAGTATTGCCGTTTTGAGATTAAAGAAAGAACGAGCAATCCCTTTTAGTATCCCGCTAAAGCTCCGCAATACCTTGCTGAACTTATCGTAAGCGGTTATGTAAATCGGCAATTCTTTTCGGTTAGCCATCTTTGGACTCGCTCATGATTTTGAAGTAAGCGAGCCACTCATGAAACTCAGTAACCGAAATCTGCTCGACTTCTTCTATAGTCTTGTGTAACCGATCAGCCAAGGCAATTAAGTTCATCCTAGACTGATCGGCTGTTAGTTTTTTTCGACATCCTCAAACGGGTCGATAGTGCCAAACATTTCATTAGCAATGTGTGACACAACTGTCGTCTCTTCCCCCATCAAATCCAGTTTGTCCTCAGCAGAAGTAAACAGCTTATCGCCATCTTTACTCTCTGCCTTCATGACAATCAGGTCAACCATTGCGGCAATGCTAGGGTTCTGCATTACCTGTGGATGACGCTTTTGCAATTCGTTGAGGTCGTAGCAAGTCAGTGGGCGGCAATACAGGCTAAATGGGCCGCTATCATCAGCCCACTCTGCTACGCTAATTTTACGGCGAGACTGCTTACGTCGCGCACGTAACTCTTTAGCGAGTCCCATTAGTTAGACGCTTCTGTGATTGCACCTGATACCTGCACAGAGAATGACGCTTCTACCAGCCCGTCATACGATGCAGAGATAGTCTTTGCAGTCACAATGCCAGCGCCTGCGTAATACTTCTCGCCAGCGCCTGTGCCAGTTGGGTGAATTTCCCAGTCGATAGCGGCACCCGAGTCGAGTACAAGTTGCTGTGCGTCTGCGTCATCCCACAATGCGTCAATAGTAAGAGTCGCGTCCTTAAGGCTGGACAGGTATGACTTAACTGAGTCACCCATTACAGTGTCCTCAATAGTGTCAGCCGTCTCATCAATAGAGTACGAGCGAACCTCGCCAACTACTGTTTCTGAACCACCACTAGCGGCAACCTTTACTGAACCGCTTGAGCCTTTATGTGTAGCCATGAATTTTCTCCTTTACGCGTCGCCGCGTGTGTATGAATAAAGAATCTGAACGGTAACGATAACGCCGCCAATGGGGTCTATTGTACCATCATCCACCTCAACGCTAATAACCTGCGTATCTATGGCGTAACCGCCTCGCGTTCTATCATCGTCAAGTTTTTCGTCGATAGCCTCGATCAATTGATTTCGAGCTGTATCGATGTTCTTGTGTTTTACAAAGCAAACAAGCTCATAGTCGATCGTGGCTTGTCTACTAGACATACTGCCGCCGATACTCGCATCTTCTCGTGTCTCGTTTGCTGTGCGTACTAATATGGCTGGAAACTGTGCGTTAGATAGCTTGTCAAAGTCAAACGGCTCACGCGTAACCTTTTTCACGTTAGGTGTCGATATAGCTTTTAGCGCCGTGACTAAGTTAGCCGCCACATTTTCTCTTACGCTCATAACCTAAGCCCCTCAAAATACGCCTGCCTAACAGCGCGCTCATCACCACGATTCAAGCCAAAAAACGGACGAATCTTACTGTTCATTGCGGCTTTTTCTGCTTCACGCCTACTGTCAAAGTATATTATTCCGTCTTGGCCTCTAGTACTAAACTGCATTGACTTGCGCATACGTCCCGAAAAAATAAGCGTAGATTTTTTACCCATTTGGTTTCTGCGTTTGAATCTATAGGCTTGATAGCCTTCGCTTAGCGGGCGAAAAGGTTGCTCGTTTATGTCTAAGCTCATGCTTGTGCGCTTCTGTATTCTATTCAAACCAGTAGCCGCCGCCTTGAGCATCGCTTTTTTGTGATTGCGAGTTATCAGCTTTTTGAATGATTTAGCGATACTTTTCAGTTCGCCTTCATTTATGCGTACTTTTATCATCGGTCGAGGCGGTTAAGCGCAACAGGCTCTTTTTCTTTGTCGGTAACAGTGCCATCGTTGTCAGCGTCGTACTCAACACCATCTTGGAATACTGCGTCTAGCTCCTCGCCATAGCGCGCCTTGTAGAAGTCGATCATCTGCAAGAAGCGGTCGTCATCGACCCAGTTGGTAAGCTGTGGCAATGCGTACTTCCACAATACAAGATAAGCCGCGCTTCGTGTCCACTGCGACTCCGTCAGATAGCTTACGACCATCTCTCCCTGTATGCCCTTGCGGTGCCACCAGCGATTGCGAATCTCACGCTCAATGTCTGCCTGTGCCTTTGCATGTTCAGCCGTAAATGCTGGAATGCCGAGGTCAAAAATGTCAGGGACAATCGCTTCTAAATCGTCGTCAGTGCTAAATGCCATGTCGTCACCATTTTACCCTAGCAGACCAATAGACCGCGTCTAACGGTGTTGCGTTGCGTAGATTCCTTTCGTGTCTTGCGTACCAAGCCGCTCGCATTGCTTTGTCGCGGGCCGACTCCCCGTCTTTAGGTGGGTAAGTCTTCGCGCCTTTAGCGCCGAACCTAACTAGCTTGATAACGCCTTTGTAGCGAGCCAATACCGCATGCGACTTATTGGGATGTCGTGGCGTTCGCTTTGCCACGTTGTAGTCCTCAAACCTTTCGCCTCGATAAGTGACTGCCATATAAACCTCAGAGTAAAGCGGCCCCGAAGGGCCGCGTACATCTTAGAGAGTAGCGTCAAAGAACATCTCAACACCGTAGCTGTCATCAAGCTCGCCAACACCGTAAACGGCAGTAGCGTTAAGCTCGAATGCACGGTTAGATGCGTCACGCTCTGTCTCAAGGTTGAAGTCACGCTTCATAGCAATGCACATTGACTCAGGTGCAAATACTGCGCCCTTCGCGTCGCCGTTGCCGTCAACAGTGATGTTTGCTGACTGGTAAACGTCGATTCCCGCGATAGAACCTACGAAGCCGTTACGCATTGCTTCGTTTTGTAGGTCGCCACCGTTGGGGTTCGCAAAGGTGTTAGTCAGGTTAGCTGACAACTGATACGCGTGATAAGGGTGAACAACAGCCGCAAGTGAGCCACGTACCTTAGCATTGCGAAGAGTTGCCGCCGCCTTGAACAGGTCTGCAACAGTAATTTCCTGAGCCGCCGCGCCAAGAGAGGCAGAGAATCCATCGAACAAAGCGATGATGTCTGTGTCAATCTTAGTAGCAATTGCGTTACCCAGTACAGTGCCAAGCTCCTGTGCAGGGTTGCCTGCGCCCATTGCCGCCATGTCAGTAAGCAATACCTGCGCACCAACTTCTCCAACAGATACAGTAACGCCAGACGTGCTGACAGTAGTAGAAGACATATCAGTGCCTTCAGTCAGGTCAGCCGCCGCAATCGCTGGATACTTTGGTACTTGGATAGTAGTACCAGCAACATTGCCGATGTCATAACGAGTAACAAGGCCCAATAAAAGGCTTTGCTCAACGGCCTCAAAACGCGCGGCCATAATGATGTTTGCAAACAGGTCGTCTAAAGTTGAACTAGTAGTCGCCGCCATGATTAAAATCTCCTAAGTTAGCGGTTTATTTCCTTGCTAACCGCATAGCACGGTATGCCTCTTTGCCACCGTTATCCCAGTTAGCTTCCATTTCTACCGCCGACATAGGTTTCGACGTGGAACCACCTACCGCTGTCTGCGAGCCAGCGCCACCAGATGACGCCTTAACGAAGTGCGGGTTTGTTGACAAGAAATCACCGACAAGCTCATCAACGCTTAACGGGTCGCCGCTGTCGTTGTATCGTGGTGTCCCGTTCGCATCTACAACTTCTGCTGTGCCGTCTTCAGACAGCCGAACCGAACCACGTAGCAACTGACCGACTTGCTCTGCCGATACTGCGTTGTTCCTACTCGCCGCCGTGAGCAAAGCTCCATCGACTAACTGGCTTTCGAGACGTTGCTTGTACGTCCTAATTTCTAAGTCTTTCTTTTCGACG